AAACAAAATAATACTAACATGCTAAAGAGGCATTAAAATGATAAAAATATCTGAAGATGATATTCAACAAGCAAGAGACTTGATCGCACATGGTACGCCAGAAGCAGTGGGTTATAAAATACTAATCAAGCCAATTGATTCAGTTACTACGCTGTCAAATGCTGAGTCTAATAAATTTGAGACATTAGCCAAAGCAGGCTTTCAGGATAAGACTGATGAGCAAGCTGAACGAGAATCAATAGGAACTCAACATGGTATTTTATGCCATATTGGGCCGGGTGCATTTAGCTTTCTTGGCCCTAATGATACGGGGCAACCTTTATCGAAAGTTGAGGCAAAACGGATCGCTAAATTATTCCCGAAGGAGGGTGACGTGGTTATATTTGATAGATACTGTGGTGTCGAAATGGAGTTACCGCCGGGAAGTGGTGATATGTATAGATTCGCAAATGACGAAGCCTTATTAGGCCGAATGGTGAAAGCTAATGGATAATCAACAAGCGATTGATGATGCTCTAAATAAATTAGAGATTAAAAACGAAGTAGTGGTTGGTGATGAAACAATTATTGTAGAGCCTGAAGTAGTACTTGATGCCGATGGTAAAGTAGTAGTCGAGCCGATTGTTGATCCGATTGTTGAACCTGAAGTAAAAGTAAATCCTCCCGGTTACATCGATAACGTCGAAGATTGGGTGGCAGCAGGCAAAGACCCGAAGTTATTTAAGAGTCCGGAGCTGTATAGTGCCGAGTACGAGCGCATTAAGGAAATCAAAGACCTCAAAGAAACCATGCAAACGGTGGTTGATGGCGTTAGTGAATGGAAAGAGGCACAAACTAGATCCATGGATCTCCAACTTCAACAAGCAAAGGATGCAGCGGCCAATGATCTTGCAGTAGCCAAGGAAGATGATGACGTTGATGCAGCAATCAAGGCTCAAAAGAAAATTAGTGAGCTAGATACTCCTCAACAACCAGCGGTATATCAGCCAAACCCTGTCATCACTAAATTTTATTCTAATAATCTTATCTTAGATAAGAATAACTCACAGTATGATCCAGAAGTGTTCCAAGACACTGCAATGTTTCAGAAAGCTATCTTAGATAAGTTAACGGGTGGTGATCAAACAATACAGTTAACGCCATCACAGATTGAAAGATCTTTAGTGTTGGCGTTAAAGGATGCTAAAGCATTAAGTCCTGATAAATTTGTTAGTCCAAGGAATACACGCAAATCGGCACCAGTTACACCTAGAACGAAAGTTCAACAGAACGAGGATGACTATTCAGCACGGCTTAAATCTGTTAAAAGTAATACTATGAACAGGCATGATACAAGTGCCGGGATAGATGTTTATAATATGTTAAAAGCTAAAGCTGACGCTATTGTAGATCCAGCAAAAAAAGCCAAAGCACTTAAATCTGTGGAAACATACGCTAGAACAGTATTAGGAGATTAATATGGGACGTACAAAGAAGGAAACCAGAGAGCCTATTGGCAATCAATCAAGCATTAATAAAATGGATGATGCAGAAAAAACACGTATGGCTATCGGTCCTCAATTGCGTATTGATACACATCACTATGAAATGATGCCAGAGTATGCAGATATGCAGTTATTCGGCGCGTTATCTGATGGAGACGTCGATAGATGGCTAGCATTAGGTGCCAAACCAGTGCCCAGAGTTAGCAAATCCAACACTATTTACAAAGGCATTAATGACCGGATGGACACAGAATATCAGGTTTACCCTGCTGTTTCAGTGGTTGAAGGTCGCCCAATTGATATGTTTTTGCTGTTTATGCCTAGAGAGGATTATCAGAAATATAAGATTGATCCATTAAATAGGCGCAATGAAGAAATACGCACAGCTATGGGTATCGGTAAAGTCGACGATGCGGCGCGTGTGATGCATAATGTCAAAGGTCTTAAGACTTATGCACCTAATGTCGGTGATGGTGAGACTGGCCTTGATATTCGCCGTGGTAGCGAATTAACACATGATGTATAAATATGATATACTTCTTTTTAATAACTGGGCCGAAGTAGGTTGAAGTTAAAAACACTATAGCCTTTCTGGAAGAACAGAATTAGCTGTAAGGCACTAAGAATGTGCAATACAAACAATTCATTAATTTCAGGAGGCCAATCGTGGCTAATAAAGATCAACCTAATGGCTTGACGCCTATCGGCACCCTCTCAGGTGCTGACTACCACGGCAAGATGCGTAGAGTTGCATTTGCTGTTGGTGACGCTGTTGCCTGTTTCGTAGGCGACTTAGTAAAACTCACTGGCACAGTTGATGCCACTGGTAAAATCCCCGTTGTTGCTCAAAGTGGTGTAAGTGATGCCTCTATTGGCGTTTTAGTCTCTTTAGATTTTAATGCTGATGATGAAGGTTCGCTCATGACACCTTTAACCCGCAAAACACTAACTGCTCGGACTGGTCAAGTTTGCTTTGGTCAAGATGTCCTTTACAAAATTCAGGAAGATTCAGACGGTAACGCCATCGAGATCGCAGAAGCAGGATTAAACATTGATGTAGTGGTTGGTTCTGGGAGCGATGTTACAGGCTCAACTATGGAGTTAGATTCAACGTCAGCAGGTTCTAGTTCAGGTCTATTACTCAGACTGCACCATGTTTTTGATTCCCCGGATAACGTACTTGGCAACAATGCCGTGTGGGTTGTGTCTATTAACGCTTCTCAAGAAGCCCTTAATCAGACAGGTATTTAATCATGACTGGTATAGTAACTCAAGGCTCAGAAGCCCGCCTACTCCAAGAGGGCATCAACGCGGTTGCAACTATCGAATATTCAGATTATCCGATGGAATACAGCCATATTTTCACAGTGAAATCATCCGAAAAAGCTTACGAGCTTGACGTGTCACTTTCAGGAACAGGCTTAGCCGCTTTAAAACCTGAAGGAACAAGCGTTGGATATGATGGCGAGAAACAAGATTTCGCTACAACTTACACGCACGCGGTTTTCGCATTAGGCACCATCATTACGATGGAAGCTCAAATGAATAACTTAAAACGTGACTTGATCCAGAAAGCGGGTGTTATGCTCAAGCGTTCATTGGTTCATACAGACGAGCAGTTAGCGGCTGATATTATCAACAATGCTTATACAGGCGGTGCAAGCGCTATCGGTGACGGGCAGCCATTATTTAGCACTGCTCACGTTCTCGGTAAAGGCGGAACATTCTCTAATCGATTTAGTGTCTTTACACCACTGTCACAGGCAGCGGTCGAAGATGCAACAATCGCTATTGAAGATTACCGCGATGGTGCTGGTCTTTTGATTAACGCCAAAGTTACAAAATTGCATATCCCTCGACAGTTACGTTATACAGCGGATCGCATTTTAGCTTCTCGCTTTGAACCTAACACCGCTAATACAGCGACAGTTAACCCAGTGGCTGGGATTTTCCCCGGTGGCTATCACGTTAACCATCGTTTCACTAGTGGGACTGAATGGTTTATTCAAACTGATGTAGATGATGGGTTTAAAATCTTTGATCGAATGGGTTACACGTTCGATACAGATAATGATTTTGGAACTAGCAACTATCGTCACAAAGGAATGTTCTACAAGTCATACGGTCTAACCGACCCAAGAGCAGGTTTTGGATCGGGACAGTAAATTAATCGGCCTCCTTCGGGGGGCCTTGAACTATGAAAATTCTTAACAGACCCTAAGTGGGTTCATGGGAAAAGTAAAATGAGCAGATCAAACTTTCCAAACGGTTTCAGAGACGGGGTTAGTATCAACAATATCCCTCTTACAATGACCAATCCGGGCGATGTCTTCTTTGTTGGTAATGCAGATGTGTTGCTCGACAAAAATCAAAGTGTCGCGGGTGTAGACCAAGCAGGTGGCGGAACATTTCAGCGACCATTTAGAACATTAGACTTTGCAATTGGCCAATGTACAGCTAATCGAGGTGATGTTATTTTTGTTTTACCCGGTCACGCTGAAACATATTCAGATGCAACCTCTTTAAATCTTGATGTTGCTGGCATTGCTGTTATCGGCATGGGTTCAGGTTCTTTAATGCCTAAATTCACACTCGATACAGCCGATACAACAACCATTCCAGTTTCAGCCGCTAATATAATGCTTTACAATTGTGAGTTCATTGCTAACTTCTTGAGTATTGCTACATGTTTTACTCTTACGACTGCCAAGTTTTTTGGCACTCCTTATTGTAAATTTACTGATACATCAGCCGCATTGAACTTTGTGAATATCGTTGAGTCAACAGGTGGTGCTAATACCGCCGATGGTTATTATGACATCGGATCACAAGCAGCCATGATAGGCACAACCTTTAATACTTTTTCAGTTTTTGCCGCGACCCAGAGAGGTTTACGGTTTAATGACACCTATGTCCAAAGTATTGATACAGCTGATGAGCCGGGACTTTGTGATGTAACGGGTATTGTGACTGATTTTAAAGCCGATGGTGTTACGGTCAGCGTTAAAGGCACAACTAATATCAACGTTATTCTGAAATGTACTGGCACAACAAGTACAGGAACGATTACCAACTCATTCGCGCACTCACTTGATACAACTTCTGTCGCTTATACGATTGCTAGTGGTATTCAGGCATCCAATGTCTTTGTTACAGGCGCTTTGGCTACGCAGGGTGGACGAGTTAACCCTAACGCAGCAGCTTAAGGGGTGATAAAATGAGACCTTTTTCTTTAGATCTTGACCTCGCCTCTGTTGACCCTGATGGGTTGGCAGATGGCAACTCTAGCGCAATAACACAAATAGTATTGGACGGTGCTTTAACGAGCGGTGAAGATGCGGATGGTATAGCGGCTAGTAATACCAGTGCTGGTACATCAGTAGTGCTAGATGGCGTATTGACTAGTGGTGGTCTTTATCAAGATGCCACTAGTAATCCTCGGCATATTACATTACTTGATGCTGGTGGTGATAACCAAGCTACTGCAACTTATACTATCGCGGGAACAGATGTTGATGGTAATACGTTAACAGAAAACATCACCGGGCCGGGATCAACTCTATTTGTACACTCCGTTAATCGTTACGCTACAGTAACGGCAATCACTATATCATCCCCTGTTGCTGGCTCGACCATTAGCATCGGAGTGAATGGGGTGTTTACTTCATCTGATGGCTTGGGGCGCAGACTTAGTATCTTAGGCAGCGCACACGACCAATCAGCAAAAACCTACACCATTACAGGTACAGATGCTGACGGTCTTGCTGAATCTGAAGATTTAACCGGGCCGGGTTCAGGCGCTACAGTAACCACGCTGAAATATTTCCTTACAGTGACAAATATTGTCGTTAGTGCCGGGACTGCATCTTCAACGGTTGATATCGGAACAGTCGACGAGGCAGTAAGTAAAACATTCCCATTGAATTACAGGGCCAATAACCCTGCTAACTATCAATCAAATGTGACGGGAACTGCGTCTTTTGCAGTTGATCAAACCATGTCAGATATCCATGCATTAGCTAATCCATCAAATGATGCTATCTGGTTCAAGGTGGCCGCATTAGGAACAGTTGATATAACGTCTGAAGGTGCGAGACACCAGATGGCAATGAGAGTAGTGGTTGATACTCATTCAGCAGCAGCAGAAATACAGACAATCGTATTCCAAAACGAGTACATATAATGGGGCGTTCATTCAAGCACATTAACACCTTTAGCCCTCATGATAGCAACACAATATGTGATGTGACGGGCTTTAAGGTTAAACGTTCCGAAGTCTTGAAAAGATGGGAGGGTTTTTACGTTATTGGTGATGCTTGGCACCCTAGACAACCTCAAGATAGACCAGTCATACCAGATCCACAAAAGACGTATAAAGACGTTAGAACTCAAGCACTGGATGAAACAGAAGCCGATCCAATAATACCAATATAGAGGTTTAAAATGACTACAAGCGGAATTTATACTTATAGCCGAACCTTGAATCAGATTGCTACTGAATCCCTTCAGTTAATCGAGGTTGTTGGTGATGGTGAGACGTTGTCTGGTGATCATATTGAACGATCAAAAGCTTCTCTAAACTCCTTATTAAAAGAAGCACAAACTCACGGACTACACCTTTGGACTGAAACCGAAGGGACATTGTTCTTAAAAGTTGGTCAGTTCAAGTATGATTTTAGAGACTCAAGTACTCACCTAGCCAATAATTTCAACGAAACAACCACCACAGCAGATACCACAGCAGCCACTTTGACGATCCCAGTATTATCAATCGAAGGTATTAGTGATGGTGATGTTATTGGAATTGTCCAGAGCGATAATGATTTATTTTGGACAACCGTAAACGGCAAGCCTACGGGTCTAAATGTCATTGTCGATGATCCAGTAACCTTGACCACTACATCAGGCGCTTTCGTTAGAAGCTACGCACCAAGCGCAGCCACAGCGCCCGCATTGATACCTGTTAGTAGGATATCCCCCGGACAAGGCAGCGTTAGGCGGAAAGAGGCTGACGATTACGAAATACCAATTATATTTGAGTCACGAAAAGACTATTTTAATCTGCCAAATAAATCGCAATTAGGCACACCTATTCAAGCTTATTACGCTCGTCAGGATATTGCGGGTGAGGTTGGAGGCATTATGTATTTGTGGAATACTCCAGAATCTAGCGTACCTTTAATTAACTTCACTTATGAGCGTAAAATTCAGATCATGGTGTCACAAGATGACACGCTTGATGTTGCTGATTATGCTCATGAGTATATTATTTACAACCTAGCAAGAAGATTAATCCTAAAATTTGGTTGTGGTGTGGAGAGAGCTAAGTTGGTTATAGCAGAGGCTGAAAGAACAGAAAGGGCTATGCTGGCCTATGGTTCTTCAATGTATCCTATCGGCATTAAGATGGTGCAATCTTGAAATTCTCACTAGGCGGTATACAAGCTAATTACGACTCTATTAAAAGTAGAGCTGAAATAGTAAATCTATATGCAGAAGGTGATAAAACTGGTTATAAAACCGTTCGTAAATGTGAAGGACTTACTTTATTTGCAACACTTGCAACACGGCCAGTTAGGTCTGACCCTTTAGTTAATAGTGGTTTTGTTTATGTTGTATCGGGTTCGACATTATATCGAGTTGATTCATCCGGTACAGTTGAAACGCTCGGCGTAGTAGGTGGTTCAGGTAGAGCCAAAATAAAAGCTAACGCAATACCGGGTGATAATCAGATCCTTATCTTAAATGGATCAGGTGCAGGTTATATTTACACTAATGCGGCGGGTCTTGTTGCGATCAGTGATGCTGATTTTTTTAACTCTTCTTCCGTTACGGTATTGGATGAGCGTTTTTGGTTAGCAAGAGATGGCACAAATGAATTTTTTGGTTCTGACCAATCAGACGGAACATCATACGATCCATTAACATTTGGTAGTGCTGATGAGTCACCTGATGATGTTGTTGCAGTTGTACAAAAGAAGTCGGCTTTATGGGTTATCGGTAACGAGAAAACAGAATATTTTCAGAGATTTAATGATTCCACTTTTCCACTAAGAGCGGTTAAAGGTGGTACACAAGAATATGGCACACTAAACGTTGATACAGTTGCAGAAGTTAATAATTACTGGGCTTTCCTTTCAAATGACAGAACAGTTAGATTAATGCAAGGAACTCAATTAGTAGAAATGTCCGACTTAGACTTTCAACTAAAAATACAAGGTAACGGAACGGCAACATCGCCGGGGTTTACCACTGTATCGGATGCTTACGGATTTTTTATTGATGGGCCAGTTCATTCTATCTATTACCTAACCTTTCCCACTGAAGGTTATACCATCGGCTTTGACCTAAAGACAAAAATGACCCATAGGCGAGCATCTGAAGGTCTAGGATATTGGAGAGTCAACGGTGCGGCAAAATTTGGGGCTAAAATTATTTGTGGTGATGCTATTGATGGTACTTTATGGGAATTAGATATATCTAATCGAACTGAAAATGGTGATTCAATCAGGACAAAAATAGTAACTCCTTCTATATCATTTCCACATAATATTACCATCTCAGATATTGAGCTAGATATGGAAGTTGCTCAGACAGGCGACCCAACAGCAGATCCAAAAATAATGGTATACTACACGAAGGACGGCGGGAATACTTGGATTAATAAAGGTCATATTTCAGTGGGTAAATACGGTAATCATGCCTTTAGAGCGCCGTTAAGAAATTTCGGCAGATTGGTTAGAAACAAAGAATTTGCGCTTAGATTAGAAACCACTGATGATATTGGCGTCCAGTATTACGGTGCAGAGATACATTATGGGAAATCAATCTAATGGCTGAGTATTTAGATATAGCACTCCCTATTGTTGAGAAAGACCCGGAAACAGGAGAGTTTAAGGCTACCCAATACTTTGAAGATTACCTATTCCAAATAGTAAAGGCGACTGGTGGAGAAGGTTCTGAGATCATAACGGAAACTAATTCTTCTGGACTTCAGGCTGACAAAGTACCTTATTTAACTGGTTTAATTTTATCGCTTAGAAGGAAAGTAAGTCATTTAGAAAGTGTTGTTTCGACGCATATAGTAGAGGCCGCAGTAAAGCAGTTACAGATTGACACGGCTCAATTTAATACCTTAATAAAGCTAGTCAATTACACGGCAAAGAATAAAGATTATGTAGAAGGTAGGGGTAATATAACGCTTAAGTTCCCAGCTAATGCAGTACGAGGCGACGAGGTTATATTTGCTAATGGTAATGATGGTATAATCAAGCTAGACGGTAACGGTAACGATATTAAATACACATCAACCGACACGACATTGATAATGAGAAATAAGGGTACAAGTTTTCACTTTCATTTCTTTGAAGATAACGATTTAAACGAACGATATTGGCGGGTTAAATGAGTATACAAGGCGAACCGATAAGTCATGAAGAAATAGTGGAAATTTATTTGAAAGACATTTCTCAACAATTACGATTAATGAATGCTCGTATTGAAGATGCTTTTAACACAGATATTAAATTAGAAGATATACAAACTTTAGAGGACAGTGATAATGGGGATTAAAGCAAAACATAACGGGCGTGAGGTCGATTTACTGGCGACTGACGATGGAGACTTAATAGTCCGGGCAGTCAATGAAACATTTATTAAGAGCCAATCGGTGAAAGGCAAGGCTTTTTGTTGGTCGTCTTTAGACACTGATATTGATGCTGGTGATACCCGTATAATACTAAGAAACACTAGTGATCAGTTTTTAGTATTGGAGTATGCGCTTGTTAATCCCGGAAACGTTGACTGTTTGTGGCATGTAGGGATTGGTCAATCGACGGTTGCATTGGCTGGTGGCACTGTAATAACAGCTGTCAACCTGAATGAAATTTTTTCCACCACCACATTTGATTATGATGCAATGGATGATGATACAGCTATTGCTGACGCTACCTTAATGTTTCCTTTTAGAACTACAGATGCTGCAAGTTCGGGATTTCTTCGATTGCCCTTAGATGGAATTATTTTAGGGAAAAATATGTTTATTCAAATTAATCAAGAAACTGAGTCAACATCTGGTCAGATATCAATCTTTGGTGTCTATGAATCAGAGTTAGTTACTTAATGGCAGATATTACAGTAAGGCTTATTGGTGCAGATAGTAGAGAGGTAGAGGTTAACGATGCTGGCGAATTGATGGTTGCGCTTGGCCCTTACGATCTAGTTAAATTTAACGATATGGACGTAGCCGATCAAGCATATAATTTCTATAGTCCTAGAGGTACGGATCAGTTTGTTGTAACTGGGTTTTTAGCATTTGGTGATAAAGATATTAACGATGCTACAGATTCAACGGTGGTTATTTATGAAGCTTCAGCACCTGATACCACAACAGTGGATAGAACACTATTTCAGTTTGAAGTGGGGAAACTAGTACCCGTTCCATTTACCAGTCTTAAGATATTATGTAATTTTGGTAAATACATTAATGCGAAAACTAATGATGATGATGTTCACATGACAATGTTGGGATATTTTGTTGATTTAAAAGGTAAGGGCAAAACGGAATGACAGTTAGATATATAGATGTAGTTCAAGAGCAGGTTACAGCTTCAGATGTTGCAATCTATACAGCGCCAAGCACAGCAAGCTTTGAGAGTGCGGCTATTATTTACGCTAATTGTACTAATGAAGGAACGGTTGATACTGACCTAACAATTAACTTGGTACAGTCAGGTGGTTCGGTATCGGTAACAAATAGATATTTACCACCTACGACAATATACGCGGGTACTCCAAACCCATTAACATCTATTATTGGGGCAACTTTAAAGGCGAGTGATTTTATTAACAGTATCGGGAGTTTGGCTGACAACCTAAACTTAAAAATTACAGTTAGAGAAATCTACACTGACACGTAATATGAATTATATTTTAAGGATCTTATAGTGGGACTACTTGGTAAAATAGCAGGAGGTATTGCAGGGTTTGCTCTTGGTGGGCCGGGTGGTGCCATGATTGGAGCAAGTTTATTTGGTGATGATCCTGCCTCTGGCTCCGGTGCGGCATCCGCCTCCACTTTACAAGCATCAAGAGAGGCCGAGGCGTTAAATAGAGAGCGTTGGGCTGAAGCTCAAGGTTATTTAGACCCCTATATCGGTAGGTCTGAAGATGCATCGCAACAATTTCAAGCTGAAATGGGGCTACCTTCAGATGCGGGACTTACGCCTAGAGATATGTCTCAGATACCCGGTTATCAAGCGGTTATGGATGAATCTCTACAAGCAGCAGAGCAAAGCGCGGTTAGTAGCGGCAGCACAGCTTATGGTGGAAGAAGATTAGAAGCTGCTGGTGAAGTGGGAGCAGGTGTTCAGCAATCATATTATAATAATTATATGAATATGCTCCAAAATCTATCATCACCAACAGTGGCTACTAACTTATCATCAATGGGTATGAATCAAGGCATCCAAATGGGAAGTCAGAATATAGCAGCAACCAACCAATCCAATCAGTACATGATGGAAGGGGTTGCGGCTAGGAATGCACAGTCGAGCGATTTAATGGCTGGAATTTCTAATCTAGGGACAGATGCATTTGAGGGAGGATGGATCTAATGGCTCAATTATATACACCGTGGATGGCTAAAGCTGGTCAACAAATACGTCAAGCTCGGCAAGATGAAAATATACAAGTTCAGCAAGCACAGCAAAACAAACTCATTCAGAGCGCTTATATGGGCGATCCTCAAGCAATGGAAGGTTTGATGCAGGTTAATCCTGAAATGGGTATGAAAATACAGGAAGACGCTAGAAAAAGAAAAGATAAAACAGCACAGACTAACTTATCTCCACGCGCAACTTTCACCAAAGAAACAAAAG